GAAGCGGCCATCGGCACAAGGTCTATATCGCAGCCCACGACAATCATTTTTTGCGGAAACAGAATAGCCCGCGATTGCTGTGTGGAGCGGGCTAGGGAATTTGCGGACCACGTGGATGAAATTAATATCAGGGATGGCGAGGGCAAGTCGACATGGCCGGAAAAGAACAGTGAGACAGATATAGACAGGGTATTAAGGCAAAAGAGTTTTGCATCGATACAAAAGGAGTATTTTAATAACCCCGTATCAGAGGGCACTGTATTCAAAGAAATAAGTTACAAAAAGATGTTGCCAATAAAGGAGTATCAAATCCTTGTTTGTTATACTGACCCATCGTACAAAGCCACGAATGATTTTAAGGCAACGGTGCTTGTGGGGAAGTGGCACCAGGAGTACCACATCATAAAATGCTTTCTGGCGCAAACGACAACCGCGGACCTGATCAACTGGCACTACCAAGTAATGGACCTAGTGGCTGGGGCGGCCTGCTACTACTACATGGAGGAAGTATTTATGCAGGATGTGATAGTGAGAGAGGTTAGTGAATCGGGAAGCAAGTATGGGAGAACGATACCGATAAGAGGTGACACGAGAAAAAAGCCGGATAAATTTATGCGGATAGAAAGCCTGCTGGAACCACTGAACCGAAACAGCCAATTTTATCTGAACGAAGATGAGCGTGAAAACCCGCACATGAAGCGACTGGAGGAGCAGTTCATCCACTTTGCGCCGGGCAGCCGCAGCCATGATGACGGGCCAGATGCGGTGGAAGGGGCAGTGTGGCAGATCATGGAAAGGGAGTCTAAGGGGATTGGGGAAGGGATCATTACTTTTTCGAGGCCGATGGGACAACGCCGTTATTAGGAAGTGGGAAAAAAGGTATAGTGTGGGAGGACTGTCTGAATGACGAACGAATCGATGTCAGTGGAAATGCCTAATTTTACGATGCCGTTAGAATGGTAGGTTAACCTTAATAGCAAAAGAAACAGACATGAAATACAGACTTGCATTATATCTGATCTTGCTCACGCTAAGCTTTAATGCCTGGGGCCAGAACAATAGGACGGATGATGATGACAAAGCGGAAAAGAAGGAGGCGAAGGCCGCACATATCAAGGATAAGACCGACTACAACCTGTTTCACCGACAAATGCTTTCCTTAAAAGAGTATAGCGAGGAGCGGAAGAAAATACCTTCACTACAGAAGGCCAATAAAATAACGGTGAAAGTAGTGGCGGTGGTGGATACTTCTGACAACGGCGACGATGACGCAAATAACAAGACCCTGACTGGATACATACGGCAGGATATGGGTGATAATTCCATCAATGTGTATGAGGTTACGTTTGACCGGAAGCAAAAAAAGATAATAGCAGTGAAGCCGACGGGCGACGCAGGCGACGCTGAAAATGAAACCGATGCTACGGAGAAAAAGCCAACGAAAAAAGCGGTCCATAAAAAGAACAAGGATGACGATGATGACGGAGACGATGATGACACGCCCCCTACCAAGAAGCAAAAAGACGATGATAATTAGACCTGCCAAATTATAAGAGTTGCTCAAGCAGTGGAGGGTTTCCCCCGGTATGACCGTACCTGCACAAACGGACGGGTAGCCTGCGGTAGCCGTCTCCCAGCAATTACTGTAAATAAAATATATTATATATGCCTATCATTACCTCAGCGGACCTCGCAACGAATATCTATGCCGAAATCATAACGGAAATAACACGGACGGACGATACCATAACGGACCGCGCGATAAATGCAGGGATACAGGAAGCCAAAATGTACCTGGCGAAATTTGACCTGGTACAATTATTTGGCACCGATACCTTGTCACCGACCATTCAGGATGAATTTCTGACAAGCCTTGTAAAAGATCTGGCTTGCTGGCATTTGCTGCGCCTCTCGAATGCAGGCGTGGACTTTACCGCCTACCGAACTGCATACCAAGATGCAATAACTACCCTCAAAAATATAATGAACGGACAAGCGCAACCAGAAGGGTGGCCATATATTAATACCGACTCAGAAAGGACCCCACCGGGAGATTCGATCAACTGGCAAAGCAATCCAAGGCGGCACAATTACTATTGATGGTGTTTCAGGACCTAAAATATTTTATCGCCGTACTTGATGTAAATATAGAGCAGGCAGGAAATAGCCGTGTATAAAACAAGCCGGAAGTACATTGGTTTGTTCTTCAACTTGGATATGTTTTTTAAAGGAAACATCAAGGAAAAATTGAACAATACGACAGCGATACCAAAGAAAATGATATATGGGAATTTGAATAAAAACGAAACGTATGACAGTAAGGGGAATATGTCCTTTAAAAGAATGCTCAGGCCGTATATAGTTATTAAATTAAGCAGCGATATATAAGCTATAGCGACGATGAGCGATAAAATTTTAGAACCACTTATGCGCAACATAATTACATATATATCTGCGATCAGTCTTCTCATGTCTATATATGTTGATATCTATATTTGAATTAATAAGTGTGCAAGTTAGAAAATATCATCGACTACAAGAAATGAATAAATAACAAATAAGTGAAAATTTATGGTGAAAGCACATAAAACGGGATTGAAAACCGAAGATATTATTGTGAACGAATTGGTGATACGATCAGTGGACCGCAGCCGGAAGGATATACTGACCTGGCGGAGTGCGCTAATCAGTGCTGAGTCAATCTATTACCCTAACCGGACACGACTGTACGACCTGTATGCTGATGTTATATTGGATGGGCATTTATCCGGGGTGATTGGCAAAAGGATGGATGCGGTATTGAATAAGGAACTCGGCTTTGAGACTGATGGCTCAAAAGTGGTGGAAATGGACGGATTGATAAAATCGTTGCGGTTCAGAGAGATCATGCGGACGATTATGGAAACGCAGCTATGGGGCATTTCCGGTATTGAATTTCTGCCAGGAACTGAATTGGAATATGAAGTTATACCGCGTAAACATATAAAGCCAGAGCTGGGCATCATAGCATTTGACCAGCTAGGAGTGGACGGTATAGCCTATGGACACCTTGACAATGTTTGGATAATGGGGGATACGAAGGACCTGGGACTACTGCTGAAATGCGCGCCTTACAGCTTGTACAAGCGTGGAGGTCTCTCAGACTGGGCACAATTCATAGAGCTTTTTGGCCAGCCGGTGCGGATCATTAAGTACGACTCGTATGATGAACAGACGAAGCTGGAGCTCAAAAAAATACTGGACGAAAGCGGTAGCTCGCTCTCGATGATGATACCGAGGCAGGCAGATTTTGAGATAAAGGATGGCAAGCAGAACAATGGAGACGGTAATCTGCAATTGTCGTTTATAAAGGCGCTGAATGAGGAAATGTCGATCACGGTGCTGGGAAATACAGAAACGACCAATAGCAGCTACAGTACCGGCTATGCCCAGAGCAAGGTGCACTTGGAGCAGCAGTATGAGATTACGCGGAGCGACATTGTATATATGACAGCGATGCTCAACAGCCAGAAATTCCTGAATATATTGCGGGCATACGGATACCCGGTAGGCAATGGCCGGTTTGTGTTTTCGAAAGATATGGATATTGATTACCTGCAAACGCGGATAGCCATAGACAAGGAGGTGGCGCAAATGGTGCCGGTGCCGGAACAATACTGGTATGACACATACGGCATACCGTATGGCAGGTAATGATGCCTGCTGCCTTCTGTGCCTTTAATAATTTCACCAGCCCCAATCATTAAGTATGAACTCACCTTTCGCGAACATTTTCATGGCCGTACAACAACGGATACAGGCCAACGTATCGACAATTGCTTATATAGACCAAGACCTGGGACAACTCAAAAGCGGTGTGCGCCCGCCGGTGTCGTGGCCTTGCGTGCTTATAGATTTTGAAGATTTCGATTTTGAGAACCTTGGCGAAAATGTACAGACAGCAACGGGTACAGTTGTTTTGCGCCTGGGTTTTGCACCGTATAGCAATAGCTCACAAGTGACCCCGACAGCCTACCTGCAGCAGGCCATAGGGTACTATGATATAGAATGGGCACTGCACTTAGCACTACAAGGATGGGCCCCTGGTGCAGACTTCGGGCATCTGATACGGACACGGGCATCGACCCAAAAACGGAACGATAATTACCGTGTTAGGGAATTGCGTTATAGCATCGCATTTGAAGACTATAGTACCAAAATACAACAACAGTTGGCTTCGGCGTCGCTAGTTGTGAATGAATCGATAACGCTATGAGGAAGGGATCAAACGACTGGTTTTCAGGTTGGGTTTATTTACAGCCATTTGAGGTGTGGCCAACGGTTTTTGAAATTATAGAGCGCGGGACATTTCTGCTTTAACGACTGGATATCTGCGCTGTGACTTACAACGAGCTGCGATATGGTAGGCGCTGATATGAAAAACTCGGAGACGAGAAGCCGCAGCACATCCTCATAGCATTTGTTTTTGAAATGGCAATAGTAGTAAAACCTGGCAATCAGGCATTCGTTCCGTTTTAACAGCAAGGAACTATTTCTGCCCTTTGATAGTTTACGTTCGAGTGTATGACCTGTAATTTCCTTGTACAATTGTGCTCCACGCATGATGATAGAATTAAGCCACAAAGGTAAAGCGCGGGAACAAGGGATTTACATCAAAATATCCACAAAATGGAAGGGCGATAATGGATGGGAGCTAGTACAGTAGCGGCTTTGAGGCGCTAAAAAAACGTGTGGATATTTTGTTGGGCGCGACAAATAAAATGAGAAATGCCATTGTTTTTTCTTAAACAATGGCATTTTTTTGAGGTACTAATTATTTTATTCTGTTACGGGTTCTTTTTTCTTGCTAGCGGCAAGCGTTTTCTCCCATTTCCAGGCTGTATCCATCATTTCGTCAAGGCCGATGTCCGCTTTCCAGCCTAATTCTTTGAATGCCTTATTGTTATTGGCATATATTTCTACCACATCACCTGCGCGGCGAGGGGCGATCTTGTAATTTAGTTTTTCGCCTGATACGCGTTCAAAAGCATCAATGAGCTCCAGAACGGAAACGCCATTACCCGTGCCGAGATTGAATATTTCGCAATTCGATTTATTGCGGTCTTCGATTATATACTGTAAAGCCCTGGTGTGTGCGTGTGCAATATCGCTGACGTGTATATAATCGCGGACGCAAGAACCATCGCGAGTGGGATAATCATTTCCGAAGACACTCATAGAAGGGCGCTTGCCTATGGCTGTGCCAGTGATGACTGGGACAACGTTCTCAGACAGATCCTGAAATTCGCCGATCTTCCCGGACGGATGAGCGCCCACGGGGTTAAAGTATCGGAGCAGGATGGTGTTAAAGTCTTTATGAAGGTTGGTGAAATCGCGGCAGATAGCTTCGCCCATTTGTTTTGTGCGGGCGTAAGGAGATTCAGGTTCTGCGAGTGGAACGTCTTCTGATACGGGTAGTTGAGTGGCATTGCCGTAGACCGAACAAGACGAAGAGAAGACAAAATTATCCACGTCGAAATCTTCTGCGCACTGCAGGATATTAATAAGTGAGTTGAGGTTATTTCTGAAATACGTTAAAGGCTCATTTACAGATTCGGGTACGGATTTGAAGGCAGCGAAATGAATGATGCCAACAAGATCAGAATGCTCGAGAAAAATGGCTTCTATATCATCGAGGTTGCAAAGGTCTACTTTGTAATTTTTTATTGGCCTACCAACGATCCTTTCTATTCCCTGCAACATTTTAATGGAACCCCTGGATAAGTTGTCGACCGAAATCACATCAAAGCCATTTTGCATGAGGTCGACAATGGTGTGACCCCCAATGTAGCCGCATCCCCCAGTAACAAGTATCTTGCTCATTTATAAATGTTTTTGTTATTGCAAATATATGGGAACAGGGCAACGAGATAAATTTTTTTATTTCGGGTTTTATCTGTATAAATTTAACATAAAAGTTAACAATGTAGTACAGTTGTTAACTTGAGCTCATGAGTCTGTACGACTATCTGATCAAGTGCGTGCGACCAATTTTGCTTTACTTCACCTGCTGCATTTCTACGAGGCGTTTATAAATACCGTCTTTGGCCAAAAGACCAGAATGGGTGCCGCGTTCTACTATTTTGCCACGCTCCATAACAATGATCTCATCGGCATGCTGGACGGTGCTGAGGCGGTGGGCGATGACGATGCAAGTGCGGTTTTCCATTAGCTTGTTGATGGCTTGCTGCACTATGCGTTCGCTTTCGGTATCAAGAGATGAAGTAGCTTCA